GACTTCACCATTGATAACATCTGCAATCTCACTTTTTAAATTCTTCAATCCAGTGACAACGTTATCAGCACCAATATAGTTTGCATCCTTGATGGACCTATCAATTATATTGTATATACCTCTCGCGTCTTCTCTAGTTACAACTGTATAACCCTTCTTTTCAAGTACACTAGCAAACTTAGACTCAATGTTTGCAGCCTGAGTTGCCTTACCGGCACCATAGAAGGAGACCATGTTCTGAGCCTTCGCAGCTTTCTGAAGGTCAGTCCATGAGATGTTTGCATCTCTTAATGCCTGAATAGCCTGAAATTCAGGGTCAGCCACAGTGTCCATCGCAACCAAGTCGTAAAGACGATTCTTGCGGGTTGTTGCAAGGACATTACTGTTTACTGCGATACTGCGATCGCGAGTACTAAGGCCAATAATCTGAGCACCAGAACTACTAGCATCATTCTCAATCATCAATTTTGATTCAAACCCATCAAAAGCGCCGGCAACATTAAATCTACCACGGGTATATCTATGTGCACGGGCATACTCAAGGGCTAGCCTTGTGATCTTGGGAACTTCCTCCGCCTCCATCGCTCTCACAAGGGGATGCTCAAGGAAATCTCGAATCTTCTGATCTTTTTGTGTCTTAGCCATCAACAATTCACCAAGGGAACGAATCTTAGATTCATTATCAGCGAAGATCTGCAACCGGCCTGCCTGGGTGAGTGCCTCAGTAGCGGGTCCAATAAGCGATCCTGTCTGCACCATGAGTTCACGTAATTCGGCAGGGCCAAATTGTCGTGATACGGCACTATTCAGAAAAGGTCTTACAACTTCACCGCCTGTAGGCGAAAGGTAACCCTGATAGTAGACACGGCCACGACCGTCAATTTGCGCTAAATTAGTAAATGGTACACCACGTTGTCGGTGCCACTTGATTGTTTGCATAAGGCCGTAGCCCTGATCTCCACGCTGAATAATCAGTTTGCGGAAATCATTAAGCTCATCCCACTTCTTTGTGTTACCGCGAGGATCTCTGAAGCGAACAACCTCATCCATAAATCCTGCAAACTCATCATCAATTTCATACTTCACAGACATTGCATGGTTAAGCATATCAGCAAAGTCGTTATCAACAAGGATCTTGTCGTAATTTTCTGAGGCGCGCCTAGTAATGATGGCTATCTTGGTGTCATTACCACGAGCATCAAAGTATGTCTTCTTTCCAGGGATCACATAAAGTTTATCCCGATCGCTGACTACACCGATACGCTGTGCAATAAGAACTTGTCTATTTCTTGACTGGAGCTCGAGCATATCAGGATCAAGAATGGTAACCTCACGACTAACAGTGTCCCGCCATTCTCCGGAAGGCCTGCCAGTCTCGAGATCGATCGCGGCTCGTCGTGTCTTACCACGGCTAAGTACTCTAATCTTTCCTTGTTTACGAAGGCCCTCAAGTATTCTCGATCCGTCTGCATGGAAGTCCTGTAGTGTTGGCTTGTGCCATGGAAATGTAGGCTGCCAATTATCACGAAGACTCTTGCCAATATCAATAGCAATACTGTCGTAATCAGTAGCGAAACCACTCGCAACAACCTTCATGGCTCTTGCAATAACACCCACAGCCTTTTCGTTATCTAATGCGCTAGTAAGAAGCTTGTCCTTGTACGATCGCTTAGAGCTAAGAAAATTAATCTCCATATCAATGATGCTACGGAAACCTTCTCTTTGCCCTCGCATGAACTCATCAATAAGGCTTTCGTTAGGAACACCCTTGATGAAGTTCAGAAGGCGGCTACCCCCAGGGACCTTCTTGGCTTCTCCACTAACAAACTTGTCAACTCGTTTAAGAATCTCTTTCTTTGTAATCGGAAGTTTAGTCTTGTCAGGATCGGTGAAATAGGCTTTTAAAGGAGCCCTGCCACTAAGATACGAATCCTGAGCGGTACTACGACCGTATTTCTCAGCCCATGCAGCGGAATATCTTTGGTTATCAAGCAAATTATCTGCGATGTCCTGGAAGCGGAAGTACTTACCTAAAATTGAAACCTTGGCGTCTTCTCCAGAGCCATAGGACCCGAATAGCTCAGCACGCTCTCGTGATCGCCTATCCAGAATCCTGGAGACGTTCACAACAGAGAATTGTGCTTCTTTACGTGCGACAGCGCTAAAGTTCTCCCATTGTTCTTTGTTCGTAGCATAACGCTCAAACAGTAGTCGGAGATTTTCAACAACAACGCTTTGGTTATTTACACCAATCTTGTCTTCAAGAGATTCGGCGAAAGATTCAATAAACTTCTTTTGGTCTTGTGAAAGGACCTTTGAGTTCTTCATGAAGTCGATACGTTCCTGATACACAGAAAAATCGGGATCATAAAGAAGGGTTGATTTTTGTTCACCAGTAAAGGGATCAAATTGTTGGTTACGCTCATCAAATACGTTATTAGCGCGTAGACGAACTGAACGCTTACCAGGGAGACTTGTACCACGGAAGTCTGTAAGAGACATCGCCTGATTCATTGATTCAGCGTCACTGATATACATATCCCGTAGTTGGTTTTGTATACTCGTAGATCGCATGATATCGTACGGCCTAGACGCCTCCACAATCAGTTCTGCTGCGTTGGCCTTACTGAATGCCCCCTGGAGTGTGGGGAAGATGCTTGTACGGGCGTTGTCAAGACGTCTAAGGCGTTCAATACCAATGGCGTCACCGACACTAGTAAAGAATTCTTTGATATCAAGAAGGCCCTGCTCAAACAATCCAACTTTCTCTTCAGTTCCAAGATGGGATACTTTAACATCCATTGGCTGTCTACGAAGCCATCCTGTGTAATTCTCCGCAGCGGGTGCTGTACCATCAAGAACCTTAGGATCAAGCGAGGTGAATCCTAGTTTGAATCTAGAATTCTTCTGCATTTGAGATTTGCTCTTCAGTACAGGAACCATACATGAACGGCAATTCCAATGGAGAGGAGGACGATATCTAATATCGCCTAACTCATATACTTCACCATCATGCCTTGAACAAATCTCACTAGTGCGCGAGTCAAGCACAGCAGTAAAGCGATACCCAAAGACAATATCCTTGTTGGCATTCATCACCTTATCAAGGGACGATGAGCTAACATTCGTGAGAGAGGTCCTCACAAGAGCCTTGATCTGGTGTTGCGTAACCGAGACAGATTGCACTACATCAGCAATGATATCCTTCTGGGATTTCTTTGCAGCAGCACCTCTTGCGAGAACACCACGAATTCGGATGAGTTCTCCAGTACCAATCCGATTGAATTGTTCTCGTAATGGCCTTCCGAGTCCAATATTAGGACCCACAAGATCAGACGCAATGTCTGCACCACGAGGTGGCATATTTACTTTGAAGAAGCTACCTGCAGCTTTCTCGAGGTTATTTGCATGAAAGGTAATAGAGGCATCACTAAAATCATTAATAGCACCACGACTATTGCTATGAAGTTCAGTCATCGCCCTCTTAATCTCTTCAGAGGTATCCGCCCTAAGATTCCTATTGAGGATATCCCTAAGTCTCTTTTGATGTCTACGCACACTACGATCATTGTTGATGTGCGTTTCCATCTCATAGAGGCGTACGTCAGCAAGATGCTGCACGACTCGATCGTACAAGTCTTGATTTATACCTGACATACACTCTCCTAATTATCTATTTAACCAACTTTCCAGGCGGTCCCGTCAGAGAATACTGGCATGGTGACTGCGCCAGTACCGGCAACAGTAGCACCGAAGGTAGGTGTGAGGGCATCACTAACCATCATTCTCCAGCCCTTGTTTGCGGTGCTGGCGGCAGGGAGTAATGCAACTGTGGTACATACGGTCAATTCAGCGAAATTCGCATTCATGATACGCATTGTTTCTTTCTCGTTAGTACGAGCGAGTGCGCTGAGGTCCATTTTTAATCCTTAATCAAAGTGTGAGTTAAAACCAACTACAAAAGCTAATACCTGAGATACTGTAGCTGTTCCAATAAGAGGCTTGGCCAATAAAGCAATGAATTCGCCAGGAGCTACAAC